CATCCTGACGCCATCTATGACCTGACGGCCGATGAGCAGTGGATTGACGTGGCCAAGTATCAGGACAAGGACAAGATCGAGCGCTACGAGCTGGGCTGCATGTACAAGGTCAAGTTCTTTGAAAGCACCAACGCCAAGGTGTTCAAGGGCGACGCCTACCTGTTTGGTACCACGGCCAAGCTGACCATCGCTGCCTGCGATGAGGCAGGCCGCTGTGTGACGGTATCCGAAACCCTGACCACCGATGACGCCCGCGAGCTCAGCGGCAAGCTGGTGCAGGTGGGTGCTCAGCCCATGTGCATTGACCGCGTGGACGCCGCCAACAAGAAGATCATCTTCCGCTGGATGCCCGAAGGCGGCGTGTCCGGCAGCATCACCCCCGCCGGCGGGGGTGCGGATGGCGCACCCGTGTACGGCACGGTCATCTATGGCCAGAACGCCTATGGCGATATCGAGCTGGGTATGGGCGGCGAGAACGTCAAGATCATCATCAACCCGCCCGGCTCTTCCGGTGCGGCTGATCCCTTGGAGCAGCGCGGCACCATCGCGTGGAAGGTGAAGGGCTTTACCTGCGTTATCCTGCAGGACGCCTTCATCGTGCGTGTGGAGCACGGCGCAAGCGCCTAACCAGGGGCAGTGCCCCTGGACCCCGGATTGACCGCGCATAGCGCGGTCAAAGGGGATGCCGATTGGTGCATCTAAGGCCGCCGGGGGCCAAGCAACGGTCCCCGGCTTGCCGGATGCACGAGTTACTGGCTATTGAGAAAGGAGATATCAAAGATGAAGAAAACCAATGTTGTTGTCGAACCCACCGTGCGCATCTTTCTGCCGCTGGCGGAGGAAACCGGCACTGAAGTAACCGTTGATCAGACCGAAAACGTGATCATCAACGGCAAGGTTACCCAGATCCGCCGCGGCGAGTACGTGGATGTGAAGGTACCGGTGTTCATGCAGCTTAAGCAGCGCTATCCCAATCTGTAAGGAGGGATCTGCATGGATCTTTCGGCGATCAAACAGCAGGTCATGTTCCAGATCGGCGGCGACGCCGAGGATGTGCAGGACTTTCTGCCTTATCTGACCCGCTATATCAACGAGGGTTATGACCGGCTGGTCATGGCTGCCTATGGCCGCCATGTAAGCGAGCTGGACAGCGACTGCCCGCCGCTTTCGCATGACCGCAGCACGCCCACCCTGCCGGAGTGGACGCATCAGGCCATTGCGGACTGGGCCACATGGCTCATCTGCCGCAATGGCAGCGCCCAGCGCCAGAACCGTGGCTATGCTTTCCGCAAAGCCTTTGAGGATGTGGAAAGCAGGCTGAGGCTTTCGCAGAGTGGGAAGCACATTCATCATATACCTATGTAAAAATGATGGGATTCTTAAGGGCGAAGTCCTTAAGCGGAGAGATTGCCAAGAGAGGCAGAGCCTCTCTTGGCCCGCCGGAGGCCTCCGTAAGACCCCGTTTGAAAGGAGAGATGGCCTGATGGCCTATGTAATGCGAAACAGTACCAGCGCTACGGTGCGCATTCCGGAGTGCAAAGGGCTGCTGCAGTACGGCGACAGCGTGGGCATGGATCCGCGCTATGCAGCGGACTGCGTAAACGCGCTGACAACGCAGGGCATGCTGCGTCCCATGGGCGCATGTACGCTGCTTGCCCCGGAAACACCGGCGCCTATTCAGACGCTGGCACGGCTGTACCGCCGCTGGTATGCCCCGGACGGCCAGCATGAGGTGCTGATCGCCGCTGCAGGCGGCCAGCTGTACTGGATGCTGCCCCAGAGTGAAGCCTGGACGAAGCTGGATATGCCCTATGGATGGACCCAGCGGAATTATCTCAGCGATGTATGGAGCTGGGCGGCATATGAAATCAACGTGGCGGACCGGGATGCGCCTGTGGATGTGCTGCTGATGAGCAACGCCCAGGATGGCATGATCTGCATCCGGGGTGATAACATGGCCGTCAGCGCCATTGCCACCCCCAAAAAGTTTGGCGTCATCGCACGCTATGCCGAACGCATCTGGGGCGGCGGCATTCCGGATGATCCGGATCTGCTGGTGTATTCCGCACCCTATGATCCCTTTGACTGGTCGCCCAATACGGAAATCCCCGAGGATGGCGCAGGCGATGTGCTGCAGCCCTCATGGGATGGCGACAGCTTTACGGCGCTTACTTCCTTTGGCAGCCAGCTGATTGCGTTTAAGAAAACGCGCGTCTGGCGCGTGCTGGGCACCAATCCCGGCGAATATGTGTTCAAGGAACAGTACGGCGGGGGCACACCCTGCCCGCAGACGGTTGCGGTGGATACTGCGCGCATTCTGATGCTGGGCCGGGACGGCGTGTGCTGCTATGACGGCGAAAGTGCTGCGCCCTTCCAGCAGGAATGCGCACAGAAGGTGTTTGAACGCATCAACCCGGACGCGCTGGGCGAGGCGGCTGCCTGCCTGTGGAACGGCACCTACTACTGCGCCCTGCCGCTGGACGGAAGTTTGACCAACAACGCGGTGCTTCTGTTCAGCACAAGGGAAAACACATGGCTTTTGCGTGATGACGTAGCGGTGGAAAGCTTTCTGCCAACGGAGGATGCGCTGTTTTTTACCAGTGCGCAGACCCCGGGCCGCATCTGGCAGTGGCAGGAAGACTGCATGCGCACCGGGTCGGCACAGCCCATGCGCTGGATCAGCGGCTGGCAGAATCTGGGCGCGAATGATGTGCAGAAGCATGGCTTCCGCCTGTACCTGTGCGTGGAGTGCACGCGGGATACGCCCATACGCCTGACGGTGGAAACGGAAAACCGCGTCTGCACGAAGAACGTGGTGTTTCATCCCGGTACAAAACAGCGCTGCATCCCCTTCAGGGTGTATGGCAGGCGCTTCAGGCTGCGGGTGGAAAGCGACGGGGCCACCCCCTGGCAGCTGCTTGGCGGTATGCAGATGGAAATGGATACGGAGGTGGATTGAGATGAGCGAAACCAACCGGCGCAGACGCGCCTCGCTGACCCAGTACGAACCTCTGAAAACACCGGAAAAATGGCAGGATGATGAAAAACGCTTTGCCCTGCGGCTGACGCAGCTGCTGGACGAGCTGTTTGAAAAACAGTCCGCCATGCTCAGGCGGATTGCGGCGCTGGAAAAGGCGCAGAAGGAGTGAACAGCATGATTGAAATCAATGGATATGATATCGAACTCACACGTGGCGATACCCTGCGCATGCGTGTGAATCTGAACGGGTGTGACCTGCCGGAGGGTACGGATGCGGTGTTCACGGTCAAAAAGAGCGTGAGGAGCGATGAGGTGCTGCTCAGAAAGCGATTTGACGCTTCGGATGAGGTGCTCAGCATCGTGCTCAATCCGGCGGAAACCTGTCTGGAGCCCGGCAGCTATGTGTGGGATGTACGCTTGCAGATTCCGCTGGAAACCGGCGGCTATGAGGTGTACACCCCCATGGAGTACGCTGCCTTTGTGGTGATGCCTGCCGTGGGCGACGACATCGGCACGGAGGAGGATCCCGGACTGAATCCCGACCTGCCGGTGCTGCAGCTGGTGCTTGAAAATGCGCGCGAAGCCATCCTGCAGGCGCAGACCGCCGCGGAAAATGCCAACGCCGCCGCCATGGCAGCGCAGCCCTATGCCGTACCATCCTTCTGGGCTGCTTCGGTGGAACGGGCGGTTCAGACGGTGCGTTCGCATCAGGATGCCTGCGGCGCACAGGGCGTGTGCTTCGCCTTCTGCTCGGATTGGCATGTGCACGATAATGACCTGAACTACACCCGAAATCTGGGCAGCCTGGCCGCAGCAATCATGGATCAGGCAGATGTGCCGGTGCTGCTTAACTGCGGCGATCTGCTCACCAATGACTCCATCTCCCAGGAGGCGTGGATCAAAAACTGCTATGACCGGGCGTGGCGGTACCTTAAACCCGTCAGGGGCAGGCAGCTGCTTTTGCAGGGCAACCACGATGGCGCATGGGGCGCATACACCGCCTCGGATCCCTCCGGCGCATACAGCAAAAATCTTTCTCCTCAAAAACTGTGGCAGTATCTCTTCAGACCTCAGCTTTCCTCCATCAGCCGTGTCAGCGGCCCCACAGGCGCGTATTTCTATGCGGATCTCGCCGCACAGAAGACGCGCTTTATCTGTCTCAACTCGCATGATGGCCAGTGGAGCCAGCACGAGGACGGCGCCGCCGTGTGGAATACCATGACCGGCGGCTACACCCAGCAGCAGCTTGAGTGGCTGGCGCAGGAGGCGCTGAACGTGGAAGAAGGCTGGACGATCATCCTCGTCAGCCATATCCCGCCCACGGGTCAGCTGCCCATTGACTACAGCGGCATTCGCTGTACGGATCTGCTGCGCGGCGTGGTTTCTGCCTACGCCAACCGCAGCACCTATACGGGC